TCCCAAAGAAATAATAAATCATAAGGTAAATTTCCTTTCTTTTGCTCATTTAATATATCCATAATAAATTCAGCAACATCTTCTATACATTTTAATCTTTCTGAATCTATATAAATGAAAAAACCATTATAAGTTGCATTTCCATTCTCATCTACTACTTTTTCAAGATCAAACCCCATAGTCTCCCAATGTTCCCAACTATGTTTCATCTCTGTTATAATAATAACAGGAAGAATACCATCTTTTTGTGCCTGAATAGCTTGTTCAATAAGAAGAGTTGTTTTTCCTGTATTAGACCTACCTCTAATTAATGTAGTATGACCTTTAGGTGTTCCTGGAATTTTTAATACCTCTCTTACAGCTTCTGAAAATAGAATCCATTCTTGAGGTTTATAATTAGAATTGGACGCACCTAAATTTTTACTATTTTTAAATTTCTCTAAGGAAAAGGTAGAGTTAACCTTTTTATCTATCTTCCCAGATAGACTTTCTTTTTTTGTCATAATGATTGTGTGTAGTTAATTAACCCCTCTGGATAGAGGGGTTTAGTTAATTCTTAATTAATCAAATAAACTATCAAATTCATTTGAAGTAACTACTTCCCTTTTGGTACTTTGAGGTGTTGATTCATTAGTAAATGCTACATTTTGTTCTGTAGTTGTATTACTATCAGTTTCCTCTGTAGGGTTCAACCAATCTTCTAGAAATTTCTTTATTTCTTCAAATGTAAATTTAGAAAAATAATCTACAGGATCTAATTGATTTTCTAACCAATTTGAAACTTCTTTCACATCTTTTGATAATGGAGAAGGTTTCATATTTGGTCTAATAGCAGATTCCTTATATGTAGGCCCTTGAGTTACATCTAATTTGAAATCTCTACCTTCTACCACATCAGTATAATCACCTACCTCTTCATCAGCTGCATAAGCTAAAAGTTCAGTATAAATTTGTTTACCAAATTCATAAAATCTAACACCTTTGTCTTCTTGACCCCTAACAATTACTGGAGCAAAAACTCTCATTTTAGGTTCAATTTTTTTAGCTAATTTCCAATCTTCAGGATCTTTTGATTTTCTTAAATTCTTAGCGAATTCAACAATTGGATCTTTTTCTCCGAAGTTAATTGGAGAGATAATAGTTCTTTTACCAAATTGATAATGAAAATACAATTCAATAAAGGGATTTTCTGGATTTGCCTTTAAAGGCACGAAGCGGACTAAATGCTTCCCGATCTCTGGCTTCCAAAAATACTTCAACTTTTCTTCGTTGTTTTTGGTTTTCTTGCCGTACGTTGGATTCTGGATTGATTCCAACTTCTTTTGGATACTTTGAATGTCCATATTTAAAAATTAATTGGTTACGATATTTTCTGTTTGGAGTATATAATGGATATTTTTGATCCAATATTATAATGGAATATAAGAAATTAAATTCTAATATCCAAATTTTCTTATAAAGAAATTATTTTGTGAATTTTTGTTGGAAGTTTTTTGAGAATACCATCATTAACTAGTAATATGGAATTTTTATAATCTTCCCAATTTATAGGATACATAGCATTTAATTTCCCCCCATTTAATTCCATAATTAGGGAATTAAGAGAATTAATACTATATAAAACATTGAATTCTTTTTTTCTATGAAGTAATATTGTATTTGGAAGAACTTTATCTGAAATATTAAAAGTATCTACATTATAAGTACATATAATTTCGTCCTTTCCTTCTATTTCTAATACAAAAATTTTATTGAATAATACTGAATATCTTTTATTTATTTCTTGGATTGTAGAATCCAAATTCTCGGGTAATGTGAATGTTGTAAATAATTTTGAATTGATATTTTGTGACATAATATTGATATTTTCATCAATAAATATATCATTATAATATATAGTTTGCATAGTCTTTATTTGAAATTTTTATTGGGATTTATTTTTTTCTATTTAATTTTTGTTGAGCTAAACAATCTTTAGCATATTCTAAATTTCTCATTTTATTTGTTTTAAATTATTGTAATCTATTCCATAACTAACACTTGATTTAAAACCTCTTGTTTCAAGTATATTTTTAATTTCTTTTATTATATTTTTATCATCTTCAATATTATAATTTATTAAAAATGAATCATATGTATATAATATACATTTTGATTTTTTATTATCCAAATAATCTAATAAATCTTTTAAATTTAAAATATTAAAATAAGTTTCAGCACTTTGAATAATATAATTGTATATTTTTTGGGGAGTTGGATTAATAATCTCTTCTAATTTAATTTTTCTTCCACCTACTAATTCAATAAAACCTTGATTATTAACTTCTTTCCATAATTTTTCAATATATTTTGCTAATTTTTCCCAAAATGGAACGTGTTTATATTGAGGAAATACACCTCCATTCATCATTTTAAAAGAAAGTTGTTTAGATTTTTTATAATCTTCAGGAGTTAATATTTCTTTATTAAAATACATTTTACCCATTTCGGTATGTATATCATCTCCTTCAAATATATAACCTATTAATTTAGCGGATAATAAAATATGATACGATTTCATATCGAATTCAAATAAAAATCCATTTCGAGGAATTAAAAATTCCCTAGTATTATCAGATTTATTTAATGCTGCAAAATTAACACTATTAAATGCATTTGAAGGTCTTGAAGTAAAATTATATAAATTATATTGTGTATATATTTTATCTTCTTTAATTGAAAATTGTGGATGTCTTAGAGCAAAATGAGAATCAAAAATAGCGCGATCTATATTAATTCCTTCTTTTTCAATACAATACATTGAATATATATAGTCAACGTTGTAATACATTGATATATGTTGATTACCTATATAATCTTTAACATAATCATATATTAATTCTTGCTCTTCATAATGTTTTGTGATAGGAATAAATGAATTTAGTTTTTGATGAATTTTAAAACTACCTTCGATATAATTAGTAACTATTGATTTATAGTTGGGTAATTCTAAAGAATAGATAGTATTCTCCAAATGTAATAAATTTATATCTACTACTTTATTTTCTTTAAATCTATCTCCTAGATAATGGAGAATTTTCTTTTTATCTAAAACGTATATTGAGGGATGTTTTAATAGAAAAGTTTTAATTAAATCTATATCTAATGAAATTCCATCATTATGATTTATAGGAAAAATATAACCTTTATGTCCTTCTGTTTTGTAATAAATTAAAGATATTCCTGTTAATTTAGGATGATAATTATGATTTAAAGGTACTATATTAATAAAACAAGGTTTATTATATGCTAACCTTTCAAGTTGGTTTTTATTCTCAACAATCCAATACATCTCATAACTTTATATTTTATAAATATACAATTAATTTTTTAATAAATCTAATAAAAATTAATTTATTTTTTGTTCGTAATGATATCTATATTCTTTTCTTGTTGATATTCTAAAAGGAAGGCGAGTAAGTGAAGCTATTAATAATCCAAATAAAGTAATGATTATTAAAATTTGATATTTTATCATGGTTTATAAAATTGTTGAAAATTAGTTAAATATTGTTTTATACCTTGAAACGTCTTTTCTTTAGTATCTACTATTCTCTTATTAGTATCTATTACTCCCGCTCTAACTACACTTCCATTAGGTCTTTCATCTTCTAATGGACCTGATATTTGCCAAAAAAGTGATGTAACTTTCCATAAAGGGTAATTATAAACACCTTTTTGATTTAAAATATCATCATATGTAGGTTGATCTATTTCAATTATTTTAAACATACGAATAACTCTTTGTTTAGCAAAATATCTTGTAATTTTCCCTTGTTGATAATCTTGTAAAGAAGGAATTGGATAAAAAGGCTGAGGTTCTAGTAAAGAATTAATATTAATATTATTTTGGTTTAATTTATCAAATATTTGGGTATCTTTAGTAGTAATAGATATTGTATTTTGTTGGGATCTTACTTCTACTTTTTGTAGTGGATAGTTTGTGTTAGATTGTGGGTTTTTCCCCGTGAAATATTTCCCATTAAATGTAATATAGTAATCTCCAATATATTCTTTCCCATCAAGAGTTGTTAATTCTCCAGGGTTAGCTTTTTGGTCTGTAATTATTCTTGATTTTGGGTAATATGGCATTTATATTCTATTTATATAACAATTATAATATTCTATTTTCTTTTGTCTTATATCTCCTACATTATATCCTACAGCATTTAATGCTTTTTCAAAATAATTTCCATCATATTGATTAGCTTTTACTCTATCTTTGAAATAAATAGCAGATATTTTAGCTCCTATTGCTGGATCATTTACTAAATCTGGATTATTTACAATATCTATTCCACTTAATGTTGCATATTTTTTGTAGTTTCCATACCCAGTTAATTGAATATAACCTCTTCCATAATATTTCCCACCATC